TCCCTGATCGGTCAGGGTGATACCGTCAATCGATGTTAACGGAGCCGCCTGCCAGTCACAGCCCGGCCCGATGGTTACAGCCTGCTTTGTTGGCACAGAAAACGTCTCGCGCGAAATGACCGGCACAATCAGATTGTCGATGCTCCATAAACCCAGCATCTGATTGGTAAAATCGAGAGCGCCAAGCATGGCCTCGGGGGAGGCTTCCTCCCCCTCGGGCAAAAAGCCGACGATTTCGAGCGCCCGCTCGATCATCTGCTTCAGGGTCATGCTTTCTTACCGGTTTTGGCCATGCTCGTGGTGTCGCTTTCTGGCGGCTCGTTGAAATCGGGGTGCACAGGGGAGTCACGCCAGCCTTCGTCATTGAGCTTCTGCATGTCGTCCTTATCGGTATCGAAGAGTTCGGCGGAACCGTCTTTTCTTTCCGCAGAACCGCCTTTTTTGTAAAGCCAGATTTGTGCCATAAAAGGTGATGTTTGGAGGTGAATGAAATACTTAGGGCAGGGTCCCACATGAACCCCGCCCTGAGGAAAAACCTTCAGGCCACAAGCGAAGAGTATTGCCTGAACGCAAGCTCCTGCTGGAGGGCATCGACACCAAAGACACAATCGACACGATAAATCTGCTCATCCTCCATGATGTCGTATGCGGCAGTCATGGACAGAGACAGACCCGTTTCTGGATCGCTGACACGTGCTTTGACCGGCGCAGTCTCGGGAAGTTCCTTTTCGACCATGCAAAGTGTGTAGGCGTTGCGGTGATAGAAAATGTTCTGCCTGTAGGAAGCGCCTGCGACACCCTCGATGAGAATCTGGGCGTTGTCAGCCGGGGCGTTGGTTACGTTCTGGTATGCTGAGAGGCTTACCGTCACACCTTCGGCGTTGATCGTCGTGAGCGAACCTTCGTTGATCGATGGAGCGAACTTGATCTGAGCCGTTCCAGAAGCCGTCGTATCAACTCTTTCCATCACGACAAACCGCTGAAGCTCTCCGGTGTTCTGCTTGGTTTGGGGATGCACCTCATAGACGCCGGGAATCACGAAACGGTCGCCTTCATTAAGGAATCCCGTCTTACTTACCGTGCATCCATCGATATTGAGCAGGTTTCCCTTCTGGCCAGAACCATTGATCAATGGAGTGCCACCCCACTGACCTACAGTATGAACCGGCATCATAGCCGAACGGTAGAGCTGCATTTCCGAAATAGGCCCCAGATAACCGCGCTGAATAGCTCCCTTGACCATCTCCGGATTGAACTTACCCTTCATCTCCTTGTCGATGTTCTTGCCATCGCGCACGTTGATGATACCCGTCCTCATGCCGTCTTCCGGGATTGCGACCTCGGTCATGCGGCCATCGATGTCGGAAACGATATCAGAGTTGAGCGCGACGCCCGGAGAACCGAAGCCGAAATAGGTCTTCTTCACGGCACACTGAAGCACAGCCTGCTCGATGTCGTTGCCGAGCTGCGTTATACCGGTGTTCAAATATTTCGTTCTGAAGTTGTCAATCGTCAAGGTTCGGTCTCGCTGACTGAACTTGAGACCGAAGTTGCGCTGCCTGGTGATCTTGAACGGCACCTTCTGATCGGTCATCGGCTGGATATTCAGGTGCTTGCCCTCACTCGTTTTGGTCATGAAGGGCCTCTCGACCGAAATCACATCACCAACTTTGGCAAACCTGTTCTCAAGATCACGGTGAACCCTTTTTACCGCAACGCATGAACTGATGAGCGCCTCCATCAATTCTCTGACGATGATGTCATCGGTCAAAAAGGCATTACCACTTTCACCCTGTACACTCATAATGATTCTTTGATTAAAGGATTAAAGCCAGCCCTCTCTACCGCGCTTCTCGGACGATGTGCCGAGTTCGCGCTTGATCTCGCGGTATTCGGCCTGAGAACGTGCGTCAGAGAGCTTTCTTTGCACGTTTCCGGTACCGTCGAGGGTATTGATGGGTGAGGGGGCTTTTGAGATTTTTCTTGACGGCGGGGCTTCTTTGAGCTTCGCTTCAATCTCACTGATAGCCTTGACCTGCTTGATTGGGGTCAGGCCAGCAATGCGTTTGGCTTCCGCTTTATTCATGCCCAGCCAGTAGGCGACTTCGCCGGGATTGTCGGTATCGGCAATCAGTAAGGCCACCTCTTCAGGCATGGCGAGATCGTTGGCACCGATAACCTGATCGAAATCCGGGTGGGCCTGTCGTGCTGCATCGAACGATGGCCGTATCGCAACTGCTGCTGCTTTCATCTCATCCGATGGTTCAGGTAGTGGAACAGGAAGCCCAACCGGGTTTTTTCCCTGCTCCTCAGCCGATTTTTCAGGTGCCTTACCCTGACCCTGCTTCTTGTCCCACGCCTTGTGAGCGTCATCGAATGCGTCCCAAGTCTCGAAATCCTCTATCTGAGGTTCCTTGTCTTGAGCTGGCGATTCCTGCTTCTTGCTGGCTTTGAGAGTGGCAAGCTCCTGCTCAGCTGCATCGGCACGGCGTTCAGCATCACCCTTTTGCCTGGTGAGCCGGTCAAACCGCTTTTGCAACCGGGAATCATGCTTGTCCTCTGGTTCCTGCGAAGTCTTGTCCGGTGCCGATTCCGGCCCCTTTACGGGTTTCTCCTCGCCAGCCTTCGGTTCAGGCTGGGGTGCGGCTTGTGGCATGTCGCTGTTGACAACGACAAAACGAGATGATCCGGCCTCTTTTGGTGGTTCCTGCTGCTGCACTGGCGCTGGAGCGGGAGCCTGCCCTTGAGGCTGAGTTTGAGATTGAGAGTTGATTTGTTCCTGTGACATTGCGCGTTTTGGTTCGCGGATTTGGCCCGGTGAAGCCACCGGTAGCTTGATTCACAGGATTTTCGGGAGGTGGGAACAGAAATCCGACGGGGAAATTTTTGGCATAAAAAAAGCAGGCCGATTGACCTGCTTTCTCTTCATTATGCCGCTTGCTGAGCCTGCTGAAGTTGTTGCGGCGGAGCAACTGAACCACCTGCCCCCTGCTGCGACACATACAGGATCTCAGCCATAGCATCAGCCACCAGATTCCTGATGGTCTCCTCCATCGTTCCGGGGCCTGCCGTCTGTGCCTGAGCTGCAATCTGAGCCAATGCCACCTGCGCCTCAGCCAGTTTGGCCTGAGCTTCAGCTTCCTTCGCCTTGGCCGTCTCCAGTTCAGCCTTGACATTCGCCATCGCCACCTGATCGGCAGGCGTTGGTTGCGGCGGTTGGATACCGGCATCCTGCATCTCTTCGGGGGTGAGCGTTCCGGCAGGCAGAATCTTCTTGAGCCTATTGGCGATGGCCTCAGCACCCGGCCAATCCATGTTCTGGGCAATGAGGTCAAGGATGACGCCACCGGCAGCCGGAACCGCCTGAATGAACTGCATCATCGAGTCGGCAGCCTCAAGACGCTGTGTTTGGTAGCTCGGACCCGTGCTCACGGTTACATCATACCGGCCCTCTGCGATGTCGTGAATCACCACATACCGCCCCGTCTGACGATCCTGAAGCACCTGGTTGAGCTGAATCCAATCTTCACCGCCGTCCGGGAACATGATTCTAATGATGCGCTCAGCATCATAAATGATCGGGATGGCATCGTTGCAAAGCAGTCCGACCCTGCGTAGGGATCGGGAGAGGTTATCACTGAAAGCGAAAGTCCCCCTGTCGCCCTGACGCTGACGGGCCAGAATTGCCTTGCCGCTCGTCTCGTTGCTTTGAATGCCAAGCGAAGCATCCTGAAGGCCCGTGGTGGCCTTGATCTCTTCAGAGGCATAGGTAACGAGCTGAAGCTCTGCGTTTGGCATTTGCGGCGGCAGCTCTCTTCGCGGCGGTGGAACATCGATTCTGTGATTATAGGGCAAATACGACCAGTTCTTTCGGTTGGCCGTTGACCAGAATGCCTCAAGTCCCGCGATAGACTTGGCATCCAGCACCCACTGAGCCTTCGGAGCCAGGGCGACGCGCTCCGTGGCTGCGCTGAACCAGAAGTTGTGCGCGCGCTGCGCATCCTTGGCATAGCGGATGAGGCCCCTGAAATAGGTGTTGTTGTTGATCGTCACCTCCTTGCCAAACACGGGAACCACGGGAATAGTCCTGAACGGCACCTCTTCAGGCCCTTCAAGGATCGAATTACCGGTGATCTTGGCCCACATGACCTTGTAGGTCTTCACCTTCCTCTCCCTGACGATCTGGATACCCTGCTGAACCATCTCGTCCTCGATCTCCTTGATCTCGTCGTACCAGACCGTCTTCCCGTTGTTCAGGAGTAACAGGCGGCGAGTAACCGGTTCACGCCAGAAGTATTCGGCCACTTTGACGGTTTCCTCACCAATCCACCAATCGAGCCCCTGATCGAACCCGTGGGTAAGCTCTGCTGGGACAGCATCGGGGTAACGCTTGCGAAACTCCTTGCGCCTCATCACATCGAAGATGAAGCAGTAGTTGGCCGCCGAGAAATCGGGTTCAGAGTGCCCGGCAGGATCCATGAGCACGGCGAACCGGTTGCGGATGCTCTTGATCTTCAGCTCCGTATCCCACCAATCGTCAGTGGCCCATTCTGTTGCCACCCTGAGCCAGCCAAAGCCTGATTCAACGGCGTGCTGGAAAGCCGTATCGTAATGAGATTCAGCGTTCGAAGTGTACTCGATGTTCCTGATAAGCCCGGTGCGAACGTCCGCTTTGGTGTAATCCTTGTTGCCTTTCGTGTTCTTCATGCGCTCAGGGCTTAAGGCCGGGGCAAATCCGGGGGGCACGTTTCGAGGCACCTCAGCATGAACCGGACGCACCTTGATCGATGGCCGGTTCTGGCGCTGGTCGCCCACAACCTGATCGACGAATGCAGGAAGTTTGTTCATGGTGAGCGTTGGCCGCCCCTCTCGTTCCATGATCTCCTGCCGTGTCCACTGCCCCTCATACAGGAAGTAGAGGTCGTCGAGCGCCCGCCTGAAGTTTTCCTGCCACCACGTGTAAGCGACTGTGGCCCGGTCACGCGCTACCCTCAGAAAGTTCAGAGTGCTTTTGGTATCATCAACCTTTATCGGTTCAGTGCCTGCGAACATCGTGCTTTGGTTTGTGGTTATGCGCCCGCCCAGCTACCCATGCCGCTGAGCTGCTTGGAGTGATCGTAGCCGCTGCTTGGAACCTTGTCTTCCCATGCAATGGCAAGCTGTTGGAGGGCATCTGCGAGGTTCGAAGACCAGTCGTGTTCAGGGTGGGATTTGAAAACCTTCCGCTTCTCGTCGTACTCGCGGTGATAGCTGGCCACCGCGTTCAGGCCGTACTCGCAGCGCTCAGAATCGAAGTTCAAACGGGGAAACAGGCGTCTCAGGGCCTCAATGCTGTCTGATTTCTGCTTTGGCCTCGGGCAGGTCTCGAACTCGATACCCATCTTGGCGGCGGTCTCCTTCCTGCTCACGCCACTCATCAACTCTCTGACCTCGATGTCGTGCGGGGCGAAGTGCTCGCCGTACCTGATTTTGTGCTTGTCCTTGAACTCGAAGAGCCAGTTGATGTAGTGCTGCATCCCCTCACCTGAGTTGTTGTAGCTGGCAATCAGGCGAAGCTCCTTGCCGAATGGCTGCATGAGCCAGATGGCCATGTCGTCCGAGATACCCAAGTCCCAGAAGGTGTAAACCGGCAGGCTGGGTTCGATTGGCACGCGACACACCCGGCCATCGTCGTAAGCCGCCTTGATCTCCTTGCCGAAGTATGCGCCGGGAATAGCAGCGTCGAAGCTGCAATAGTACTCCTGCGCAATCATGTCCTCGCTCATGCCCTCGGCACGCTCCTGCTCGATGATGTCGGGGGTGATGACGGGATTGCCCGCGTTGTCCGTGGTGTCATCCACAGTGAGAAGTGACGAATACCAGCGCTCAGGGAACTTCTTTGCCGTCTCAAGCAGGGTGTAACCGTGGTTGCGGCCTCGTGGCGTGTAGCAGAACATCGCCCAGCCGCCGTTCTCGGCCAGAATCGGCCTGATATAATCCCATGAGGCAGGATCGCACAGCGACCACTCTGAATAGACCACGCCGACAGGGTTGTTGCCGACGAGGTTGTTGTAGGTGTCAGAACCGAGCACGTACAGGAGCGAGCCGTTGGTGAACTCGATGTACATCTCGGTGTTGTTGACGCTCTTGATGATCTCTTTGGGGATGTGATCGATGAAGGTGAGACCGTCCTTGCCCCTGCCTTTCCAGATGGCTTTGCGGGCCTGCGTCTGCTTGGGGAGCATGTACCAGTAGGAGCCGACACGCTCCTGAGTGGCTGCAACGGCGATTTGCCAGTAGGTCTTGTCCTTGCCAGCCCTGCGGTGCCAGATGACGGCGAAGCGCTTCTTGTGCTGGACAAACATCGCCTCGAACAGCTTCTGCTGGTATGGTCTGGCCGTGTAGCGGTAAGGAAGGTCTATCTTGATCGTCTCATCGACCTCTGAGCTGTCGATCACCTGAAGATCGTCGTCAATGCTGAGCGTGAACATCGGCGTTCCCGGTTACATTGACGGTGACAGCAACCGGCTTCTCGGTTCCCTTTGGTGCAGTGATTCCCTTGATCTCGCAGATTCGCTCCAGCGCCGGAAGCTTGGGGTGCATATCGACCTGGATGATCTCGACCTGCTGAGCCTCTTCGCCCTTGCCCTCGACGTAGCGCTTGAACCGGACGCTTTTGATGGCTCTCCTCATGGCTGGCGAGAGACTCTTGAGGCCCTTGAATCCACCCTGCTCATCGGCAAGCTCGCCAACATCCGAGAAAGCGATTGCAGCAATCTCAGCCAAAAGGCGATTCTCGCTGATGTCGAGCTTTTGCGCGCGCTTCTGTTTCAGCTCCTCAATCCTTACCGAAACCTTACCGTCCTTGAGCAGCTCAGAAGCCTTGACCCAAACGGCCTGATCCTTCCACTTCTGTGCAGAGGGAAATGCCTCTCGATACGCCTTGCTGGCGTCTCCGTACTCGACGTAGAGTCGAGCGAACGTCTCTCTTTTCTGGGTAAGTTTTGCCATGCCTGCACAATGCAAGCACGGGGACAAAATTCCGACGGGTGAAATTCATCAGCGTCCTCTCATCTCCCTGATGCTCCTCTGAGCCGCCTGAAGCATGAAATGCTCTCTGATGTGCCAGGTGATCACCTTGCGCTTGATCACCGCCGTAACGTCCTCGATGACCTCTTCCCGATTGGTTCCAGACTTCGTGTAACCGGTCTTGGAGTACTTGCTGGATGACCAGTCTGCTGTCCACGCCTCTTCAGGCTGCTGGTCTGAGTCTTTGGGCTTTCTGGTTCTGGTGGGCTTCTTGGCCTTGGCGGCAATGATGTCGGCCTTGGCGGCAATCAAGAACGATTCGACCTTAGTTCCCATGATGGTTTCCACCCAGACGTTGATGATTTCGGTGTTATTCGGCGTTTGCCGGTTGTAGCGGTTATCGTTGGTGTCTCTCCGAGGCATATTGCTGGTTTCGATCGTAGTTGTGTGGTTGTGGTTCTCAGTCTGGCCAGTCCTGTCCTACCGCCTTGGGCTCCCGGCGGGTGAGGCCGAACCGCTCGATGTCGTCATTGCGAGCGTAGAGCACCTTCCCGTTTGCACTCAAGCAGGCACTGGCTCCCTCGATCCGGACGAGTGAGACCTGTTTCCAGAGATTGCCCTGATTCACTTCGTTGTAGGTCAGCAGCGTACACGGAATACCCTCGATCGTTACGGAGGAAGGCTTGCGCCCATTGGAACGGCGCTTCTTGAGCCAGCTCTTCATGAGACCCGTGACACTCTTGATCTGCTCTGGCGAGCGCTCGATGTCGTCGAGAACAGCATCGATCTCCGCCTGCAAATACCCCTCATCCAAAAACGACCCCACACACGACACGGTAACGGAGTGTCCCCTGATTCTACGGTACTCCTGAATGGTGGTAGTATCGTAGTGGGTATTGGGTATTGGGTTAATGGGTATTGGGTAATGGGTAAGGTTTTTTTGGGTTCCCTCTGGGTTTGCTTTAGGTTCCGTCTGGGTTTC